TCTTCTATTTTTTTACGCAAATCGTCTTCTGAAAGTTGAACGGTTGATTCTGATAGTTTATCGAGTTTATTTATTACTCGCTGTCCATACCGTTTCTTCATGTAGGCATCATACTTGCGTGGATTTCCACCCTTCATCATATTGCAAGAATAACATTGAGCATGTATACCTTGATCTTCAAACAGAATACCATTTGTACGACCTGGAATAAAATGACCTCCCTGTTGTTGTTTGTAGTGTTTTACAACTCCACAAGTAACACAGGCAACATAACCTCTCCAGTCAGCGTCTTTCATTCTATTATAAAGTGAGCATAGTTCCCAACATTTATCTTTCAACTTTTGACGCTCTGTGCGTGTCTTACGTTTTTTACTACCCCCAGTATCCTTATTTCGTTTCCACATAACCATCCGTAGTCGTTACTATCCCATGATGATGGTTGATTATCACCCTCAACAAAATAGCAATAATTATCTATTTTTTTTATTCTTTTTATGAGAACTTTTGAATGACATTTTTTAAAGTTACCACACTCAAACACTATAATATCATCTACTTTGGGAGAGGAGTGGTATGTTTCAACCACCTCTCCTCCTTTAAAAGTAGGGTTCATACTTCCACTTCCAGATACTATGTATTCAGTCATTGGCATAAAAAATAGTAGAAGTGAAAGTATTATGTTCATTATTTTGTAAGATTAACAAAAGGAACTGTTGATCCTGGTATTTGCTGCGTAGGTAATTTTCCATCCCAACGCTCAATAGCCTTTAGTTGAACGTAATCTGCTCCACCTTGACTTTGAACTGCTTCTGCCTGTATGCGAATTGCTTCAGCTTCTGCCTTGGCATTTGCAATTCTTGCTTCTGCATTTCCACGAGCTTCAGCGATACGTTGGTTGGCTTCTACCTCAATTTGCTTCAACTTCTGTTCAGCTTTTAGTGCGTCTTGACCAGCTTGAATCTTTTGGTTTATAGAAACCATGATGTTTTCTGGAAGTCTAATTTCGTTAATTGTGAATTGAGAAAAATCAAATCCATCCTTTCCTACACCATCAATAAGTGATGATTTTATTTTTGATGCAATTTCCTGTTTCTTTTCTCCATAAATCTCTTCAACTGAATAAGTTCCAAACGCGTCCTGTGTTGCTTGTCTCACAGACTGTCTTAGGAAGTTTTTTTGGATATCTTTAATGCTTGAACGATATTTAACATACAAATCTGGAACTTTTGATCCATCTAGTGTGTATGAAAGTGAAACGTCCATATTTACTGGAACACCTTCTTTTGAGTTAGCAGTGATACTTTCATCATCTTTAGAACCTTCTTGTGAACTCTTAGTCCAGATAGCAGTCTGTAAGAACGTTGGATATTCTTTAACATCTTCTACGAATAATTTTCTAAATCCCCATCCAGGTGTTAGTGGCGTATCTGAAACTCCCTTAGTACTTTGTCCACCCTTATAAATAAGAACACCTACATTTCCTGGACTAATTGAGTATACTTTTGTAGCAGCTACAATTCCAACAATTAGGATTGCAAAAAGTATAATTCCTCCAATGAGTCCATTTCCTTTTTTATTCTTCATTTAAGTATTTTATTAATTTTTTTATTATTTAACTCTTTTTTATCTTGATAGTCTCTTATTAATTTTGCCACAATAATTTCTCCAAATGTGTTTCCAATGAAAAATACTGCCAAACAAATCAATAACAGGACTATAATTTCTCCAAATACCATATTATTCTTTTTCTTTTTTAATCTCTACAATTTTCTTAAGAAAATCAGTTCTTTCTTTTGTCATTGTAGAAAACAAAAAGTTAATAAATTCTGCTCTACCATCTGAATTTAGTTCCTCTGTTGATCCTAATCCAAGTGACTCTAGTGCTTTATTTTCCTTGCTTTTAAATGCATTTGTGATAATTGACATAATGTTTTTAGGTTTACTTGTTAATTCTTTTTTAGAGTGACTGTTATAATTGTAACCATTCTTTACTAAATTGGAAGTTATTGATGTTGCTAAGCATTCCTTTCCAGATACAACATTCATAGTATCAACTTTTTCATACCATTCATTTAGATAGATATACCCACATCCAAATTCTAGTATTTCGTTAATTTCTCCATCTTCATTAACGGAATCAACATGAACTATATCACCAACTTTTGCACATAGTATACCTCCATCGCTTAGTATTCGCACCCTATCTCCACTTTTAAATTTTTGCATAAGCTATAATTTTAATTGTTCTGGTTCTGGTAAGTAAAGAGAAATTTCTTTAGCTGCCCACTCCTTAACTTGTTCAATAAATCTAGAGAATTCAACAGTTGTTAGGCTAGAAGTCGACTTTACGACTGTATATCTTTTATGTCCCACATCTTTGAACTCTTTAAGAAATATTGACTTCATTAAGTCTAAAACCTCATCTTCAGTATAACCAGTTTCCGCACTTATAAGTCTTATATAGAACCAAAGAAGTCTATTCTGTTGGTTAGTGCGTTCACGAGTTAATCTATTTACTGTTAATTCTACATCCTTACCCTCAAGGGAACTCAACCATAAGTGATATTTTTCTTGACTTTCTGGTATAAAAGTTCCACTATTAATTTTTCCTATAAATTTGTGCATTAGAATGGAACGTCTGATAATTCTACTTCATCATTAATCTGAATTGTTGGTAGTGGTTCTTTTTGAACACCCTTAACAAAAGCTCCTTCATCATCCATATAATAATCAGTTCCACACAAGTATGCGACATCTCTTAATTTGTCTCCAACTTTCTGCTTTATTACATATGTCTTTGCATTTCTTAATACCCAACCATCAGAATCATCTCCATATGCATCAACTAAATTGTTCAATGATGTTTGGTTGACTGAAAAAATCTTTTCCCCATTTTTTGTGCGAATTTTAAATACGTGTCTATCACCAAACTCTCCTGGAATCATTTGTCCAGCGTCTAGAATTGTGATAGAACCCTCATTAGTAATGTCTTCTTTAACCTTTGCCCATTCTCCTCCAACATTAACCTTTTTGACAATTTTCATTAATTTGTTTCTTAATTTTTACATCGTTTTCAGCATGTTGGATTATTTCCATAACACGCTTACTGGCTAAATAGTATTCATTTTTCCAATATCTCAATTCGTCTTCTTCTTGTTCTAAAAGCCGTCTATATCCAAATGCTATTCCAATTGAAATTAAGCAAAGAATAGTTAACAATATTACCATTTATTTAACTTAAATAATTATCTTGATTTTTACATTGCTTATGGAAACGACAGTATTTATTTTCCCAAGCATCCTTGTCTTCATTTGGTCTTGGAGGAATTTTTTTCTCCCAAGACTCATTTAGAATTGCTAATCGACCAAGCGTTTCAGCTTTTAGCTCTTCATCTCCTAACTCTACAATAAATTCAGCAGTGGCAAGATCATCTTTCGATAAATATACCAGTTTTCCAGTTTTTATATTTAAAAGATATAGATATATCCACAACTGCATTTGATGTTGCCTACTTGGTTTCCCACTCTTCTCCATATACCAGAAAGCTCTAGAGTGTTGAGATTTAAGCTCTATGACTTCTTTTTCTCCATTTGGAAGAGTAACAACTAAATCTGCGTAGCCACTAACATTTAGGTCTTTATCTTCTACTCTTACTTGTTCTTCAAAGACATATCCTTTAGTATCCTTAATCGTCTCAATAACCCAAGATTCAAACATTTTTCCGACTTCAAAAACTCTGAGTGTTCTTGAATCAAACGGCTTCTCTGGCGTTGCACCAAGTCGTTCGAGATACAAACCTGTGAGACAGCTTCCAACTTTTGAAATATGCCATGATGTAATTTCTTTTGTTTCATGTTCTTGTTCTAATATTTTTTGATCTATTAAATCACTAACACTGAATAAGTTTTCCATATCTATTATATTTTATACCATAAACGTGGTTTAAAAAATTAATACATGCTTTTTCGTTTAATTCCTTTGGTTCTGAACACTTTTCAAAGTGCTTACATGATGAATTACAATAGTTTGCAATATCCTCCTTATCCCCATTTGTTTCTGGACTACATTTCATATACTTTTATATTACTTACTTATATATTAATTATATCATACTGATTGTAGAAAGTCAAATCTATAGCAATTCCGCTTGTGTTGGCTTATCCTCTATATCATCCATCCATGTTGAAACTTTACCACCAAACTCTTTTTTAGCAATTCTTAAAATAGGAGAAAGGTGATCACGAATATATCTTATTTGCTCATTTGAAAGCTTTCTTCTATAATAACCAAAAAGCATTTGTTGTTTTGATACATCTTTTTCAGCTAAAATATATACAACCATTTCACGTGGATCTTCAAAATGCTTTATTATTTTATTTAGTTGTGCTACATTATTTAATCCCATTCTAGTGGATGTATAAATTTATTATTCGAAGCTCTTATGGCTATATCCATGTCTCTTTCTGGTAAAATAAACACCAGTTTATTACATGAATCACATATCCCTTGACATACCGTATTTCCCATCATAGCATCATCAAATGCTTTTTTATTTTTTCCAATTTCATGTTTTCTTTCTTTTAGTTGACATTCATAACATTTTCCATTCATAATGTGCTTACGTTAATAGGTTTATAGTTGTTATCTTTCATTGATACTAAAAAATAGTTTTCACTATTGTACCAAGGATATTCTTCAATATGGTGACTATTTAATTGATGTAGATGTCCGTGTACGTTTATTTTTCCGTTAGTATTTTCTATTGGTTTGTGTGTAAAAATAAAATTTCTCCAAGTAAACTCGTAACAAGCAAAATCAAATCCTCTTTCCATATACCACAATGGAGGTTTATTATCATGATTACCCAAAACTAGTATCTTTCTGCCTGGAAGAGTAGAAACTAATTCCTTCATTTTTGTGCTTCCTCCAAAACAAAAATCTCCTAAATGTATAACCATATCATCATTTTTGATAATTTCCTTCCAATTTTTTAGAAGTTTATCTTCTCTTTCTTCATCATTTTCGTATTCTTTCATCCTAGAATGGAAAAAGTGGGTATCACTAATTAGATAAATATTGCTCATACATTTTTGTTATTACTTCTTTACCAACAGGATTAAGTCTTAGACTATCTCTTAGTATGCACTCTTTCAATGGTGTATTAATAAGTTTTACTTCAAGTTTATATCTATTTTTACCAAATCCTTCAAAATAATTATGTTGTTCTATAATTTTTCTAATTGTTTTTTCGTGGTATGGGTTAAAATTACAATCAGACAATACAATATTTTTTCTCTCATCCATCAAATATTCTATCAATTGATTTCTACACTCTAGTAAAATTCTTTCATTATCATTAGAATAATAACCAAAATCAAGCATATTCCTTAAATCATCTTTACATATATTTTTATATCCCTTTAAGACAAGTTTTTTTGCGAAAGTAGTTTTACCTGCCGCTGGTAATCCAGTTAACATAACTATTTTTCTCATATGTTTTTCCATACTAATTTATGTAATATCCTCCAAATTAATGTTTGACTAACATTGTATATCTTTGCTACTTTTCTCTGATTAATTGATGATCCTATTTTTCTTATTTCTAGAACTTCTTCTGTTTTTAGTTTAGTGCTATTCCCTCTCTGAACATTTACTTCTCTAGTAACTGGCTCAAGATGATCAGGATTACAGCATTTCCTATTTCTACAAAGATGATCCAATTGAATATTATCATCTAACTCCCCATATTTCTCAATATATGCAATTCTATGTGCAGTTGTAGCCTTAATACCCTTCTTTTTAGCCATCCCATATCCTGTACGGCTAATTGATCCTTGAAAATTCCAGCAACCATTTTTATCTATAATATATCTAACTTTTCCACAACTAACATGACACTTACGATTAAACTTTTCAGAGTGACATAGACTAGAATTATCAGCGTAAAATAATTCTTTTCCACATGATGGACAATTTCTTTTATAAATTTTTTTCATAATTGTGGTTCATTATCCATTCCAAACATTTCCCTAATAGAATCTACAGTGGTATCCTTTTTATGATATGGACACCACTCTTTATGTTCTTCTTTATCTAAATTAACAAAACATTTATCACAGTGTCCTTTTTTCATAATCGTGTACGTTTATATTATTATATTATTCTAATCTTTGTAAATTTAGGATATTCACCCTTTTTCCAAACTGCATGCATATATTCTATTGAATCTGTTCCACCATTATCCAGAAAGCTCATTCTTCTCCTGTGTATGTAGGCGTTGGTTGGCATCTGTTTATCCCAAAATTCTTGCCTTAACTTTCCTCCAAAGAAATTAAGTCTAAGTAGCATAACAACATATCCGCCATCTTTACATACATCTAGTGCCTTTTCTATAATTTCAACTGCCTTATTAAATGGAGGATTAGTTATAACCACATCGTATTTGTTTTGAAATTTCATCTCTAGAAAATCTGCTTTTATTTCAGCTAATGAATCTTCTCTAATATCAATAGTTTTTGTTTTAATCCCTAATTCATTAGATATAAATTCTGGATATGACATATGGTGATTCTTATCTCCTCCAGCACATGGATCAAGCCACACCCCCCCCAACTCATCTTCCACATCCTCTTTCCATGCTGTGAAAAAATCTCTAATACAATTTATTGGTGTTACATAATAATCGGCTACATGATCCTCTCTGGCATTGCTTCTATTTGTGCTACTCATTTTTTTGGTCAGCAACGCTGATGTTATTATTTAGTATATCATGATATATTTGGATAATTTTTCTACTTGCTAAGTTTTTTAACAGTTTATTGTTAACTGATGGTACTTTATTAAAAATAGTCCATGCTTCCTCTGTTATCATGTCATTTAGAACAGTTCCAGCTATACGAGGAGTATGCTCAAAGTCTAATTTCTTCTCTATTAGCGGCTGTATTTTATGCATTATCTTCTTAATTCTTTCTAACGTTATGAATTGGTTAACAATATACATTTCCCAATATGATTCTGAATGTTTATTATTTCCTCCAAAAACTAAGGAGTTTGTTTCCTTGAATTTTTCAGTAACAAGTTTAGCATAATCACATCTATAAAATTGGTTTACAAAGTCAAAGTTTTTAATCACTATTCCTTCTCCATATTCTCCTAAATCTGATTTACCTACAAACTCTTGTAGTTGTTCTATTGTTGGATTTTCAATATATCCAAAGAGCTTTGGAGTTTTGATATCGTACTCAATTGCATGAGCGTAAACTTCATCAGTTGTTAGAAACTTATCTCCTACTAGTATGTCAAAGAGATAGAATTGTTTGTAGGCAGTTTCGTTGTATTGAACAGTATGTCTTACTAACCATTCTCCGTACAGTCTCCATTCTGGATTTTCAGTTAATAGTCTTTTTATTCCTTCGTGTTCGTTGACATAATCAACAAATCCATTAAAACCAGATTCTAAAATGTTGTTTCTAGATCCACATCTAATTTCTCCATCTTCCATCCATATTTGAGTATTAGCACCATCTATTTTTTCTTGTATAAAGCAATTTCCTATCAAAATACCATTTGTTTCCTCTTTTCCTAGTCTGTGAATTTTTTCATATTTTATAAATTTCATAGTTTTATATTTATTTCAGTCCCTTTAAAAATAATAAAAGTGATTCTTTGTTTATCATAGGACCAGCCTGATTTTCCCATTTTTTTTCAATCCATTCAGTAATTGATTTGATGAGGTCGGCTTTGGCTTTTTTTGCGATTATTTCTCCATAAAGCTTTCCATCATTCCATCCGCTTTGATATGCTTCATTGCCTCCTGCTTTGTATTGTTCTTGTCCGAATCTCCCTAGTAAAATTTTTGCACTTCTAGTGTCTGAATTACCTATTTCCTTAAATATCTTCTCAATTCCTTCGTCTGATTGTGGTTGTTCCTTCTCCCACGCCTCTCTTTCCTTTTGGATTGTTTGGCGAAAAAGATGTCTTAGTTCATCCATTTGGTATCCATCAAGACCTAGTTTTAGTGATAACAAATCAAATTGTTGTATGTATTTTGGTTCAGCCCACTCGTCTTTGGTATCATTGAGAGGTTTTGGGGTGTCATCTCTCATCAAAAGTCCACATTGATGACACTTTGGATTAAATTCTTCACTATCCCAGAGGTGTTTGCAGGTGTTTTCCATATTTATATCTTTATGTTATTTAAGCGACTATCCAGTTTCTTTAATAAGTGATTGACCTGAATCATTTGCAGTTTCAATCCTAGTTCCACAGCTTCCTTGAACTTTCTTGACCCCTTTTGATATGCAATCCAGCCATCATAATCTAGTAGCTTTTCTATTTGTTCTTGCGTCATATCTATTATATGTTAGTTAATTACCAGCCCATAAAACCTTTGATGAAGAATGCTATCAATCGCCCTATGTAAGCTAATCCGAAACCATAAATTATTATTTGATGCCATTTCATATTTTATTTCCACTTAGAATTAAGGGGTTATTTGCATAATTTTTTTTCAATTCTTGCAATATCTTCACAGGTATAATCCCATTCGTCTTTACATTCTTCGGAGCAGGCATATTTATATCCAACTATCTGTTCTGATGTCATTTCTTTATCACATTCCAAGCAATTTCTTTTTTCATTCATATATTTATTTCCACTTAGAATTAAGGGTTTATTTGGCTAAGTTGTTTTTTAAGAAGCTTGACCATGTTTTTATTGTGGAATATTTCCTCTTTTTGGTGTATCAACTGAAATTCTTGCCTATCAACCATATGTGAAAGTTCATCTATCCTGTCTTCATAGTATTCAATTCTTTCTCTTTTAGTCATATATTTATTTCCACTTATCCCATAAGATATGGGGAGTTGATTATTTAGTTTTTGGAAGTTCATATTCGTGCTTACATGCTGGACATACTGTTATTTGATTTCCGTTTCTCTTGACTTCAAATTTAATAGCTAGAGTAAAATCGAAAACACAACCGCACTCTTGGCAAACAGTTATATACTCTAAATCCATTATTTCCATATAATTGTTACTTGTTTAATTTGTTTATTTTATCGTTAATTTCTTGGACTGCTTGGTGATGTTCGCAAGTGCAAGTGGTATATTTGCATAATTTGCAGAAATGAAATTCGTGATGTCCAGGGTCTTCCATTTTCAGCTCCTCCAGCATCTCAATTATCTTTCCTCGGTAGAATTGTTTGATGTTTATTTTTTCTCTTTCGCCACATGTTGTTGTCTTTTCCTTCCCCCAAAACTCGTCAAACTCGCTTTCTATTTTTGAAATCATAGTTTTATTCTTAATTATTTAATGCTATCCCACCTTTGTTTAGGGAACAATTATATTATGCTCTTCCATGTGACACATCTGACATAATAATTGTAAGTCATGCATATCTTCACATCCAATATTATCATAAGTCATATGATGAATATTTAATCTTTTCCTGCTTCCACATAGATCACATTTCATTGGTAATCCAGATTTTTTTAAAAATGTATAAAATTCTTTTCTTTTATCCTCCCAATGTTTACTTTCTAAATATTTTACGTATTTATTTTTTTCCGATATTCTTGCAATATTTCTTCTAATGTTCTTGCTATGCTTTCTCCCTTTTTTCTTTTTTTTATTAACCAAAGGTGTGTTTCTGGGCTTAATCTGATTGTTTTTGTAAACAGTGTATTCTTCCAGAATTGTTTCATTTGTTTTCCATAAATTAATGCTTAATGTAGCCATATTATTTTAAGTAGTATACTAGTTAGCTAGTTCACTCTTTACCCCTTCCATTCTTTCAACCCGAACCTGCCATCCATCTCCGTTGTACTGTCTTGTACTGGGTACAACTCCAGTGTGGTGTTTAGTTTATTGTTCGGTATAGTTAAGCTGTTAGGGGCGAACATTGGAACACAGAAAAACTCTGTATTCTCAGTTAGTCACTACCATATTTTAAGTATATCACAATAATAACCAGAAAGCAAATCTATTGTTCATCTTCAATTAAAGTTAGTAGTATGAAGTCATAAAGTATCTCATCATAGATTCTAGACTGTATTGTTTCGTTTGAGTGTGTTTTGCCAGATTTAATAAATTGGGCGATTGATCTGTTATGTTTTTGTTTGTACACCCACAGTATAGCCTTAGGATCTAGCCCTAATTCCTCTCCTACAGCTTTAAAGTTCTTATTAGCATCTAAGTCATCATTTGCGTATTCAATGCCCTTAGAAGAGCAAATTTGCATTATTTCGTCAAAGTGTTTTCTGATTGATTCATCTCTTTGTTTATGATTCATATTTTTAATTTATTGGTTATAATTTAAGTATAGCATACCTATAATAAAAAGTCAATTTGGCGATGGATTTGCTTTTTGGTTATTTGTATGCTATAATATAGATGTACACTCTGAAAGGAGAACAATTAAAAAAGTAACGGCACATTGACTGATGATAATACCTCAGCACACTTTAAATGGCTTTTTCCTACCCTTGTAGGTTTTTTGCCGTATTACAACTATGAAATGCATGAAATACATTTGCCACGACTGCAAAAGAAACCTTAAGCGAGGAGAAGAATTTGTTCCCTATAGAGTTCAAGATAAAACTTACATAAAATGTAGAAATTGTTATCTTGTAGATCCAGTTCTTCGTAATTTTCAGTTATGTGAGGTTTTTAGTAGAGTTGTTGGATATATTAGACCAATTTCTCAATGGAATAACGGTAAAGCCGAGGAATACAGAGATAGAAAAGAGTATAATATTAAAGTACATCTATAAAAGATGACTTTCTGCTGTACGATGTGTTGGAGGAAAACGATATTCACTTGTGGAGTACATTAAACCATCTTGTGAAACATTAAATCTAGCTAATTCGCTTTTGAAGTAATGCAGTTGTTTTGTTTTCCAAGAATAAATATACACAGACCAATATCCACCAGCACTAGACAGACACTCTTCTAACATTTTACGTTCTTGAGAAACAGTTTTTACATTTGATGCCTTTAATTTGGAATTTATCAATCTTGTAAATGACAGTGTATCACTTTCTCCAGGAATAGAATCTAAGTTAAAGATTCCATTGTGAATAACGAGATAGTTTCCATTTAAGATGGGTTGAGCAGATTGAGCTGAAAATCCACTAGTAGCTAGACGAAAGTGCATTATCATTATTTGTCCAGGTTTCAATTCAGCTTGTTTTTCATAGAAATCATCTGCAATTTTTTGATAACGATTATCTAATTTTTCAAGAGAAACATACTGTGAATCGTATTCTTGTTCTGGATAATAGTTTAGAAAATTTTGATACTCTTCTGACATTTTCCATCCATAATCATCAGTACGACCAAATGATTTTCTAGAAGGAGATAAGTGAAATTTTATTTCTTCCACTAGCTCCCAAGAATCTCTATTTTTCTTTAAAATAGCATATCCTGCACCATCTGGATTGTTCTTTAAAGCAGTTTCTATTGCTTCTAGTTCAAACTTAATACCCTTTTTGTTGTATTTTAATGTTAGAATTTCACACATTTAGTTATTTTTTATTAATTAAAATGGTGCTCTAAGACGTGTTGGAGTGTTAAATTGACCTATAATATTATTAGCCATATATTCCACGCTGTATCCACTATCATGTGTCTCAATTGATAGCTCTCGTCTACGTTGTCTTCTAGTAGGAGCTATTGTTTTAGGGGCTTTAATAGCCCATTTAGATAGCATAATCATAACATCTCCAGAAATATCAGAAGAATCTCTAATATCTAGACCTTTGAATATTATTTGCTTTTGATCTGAAAGTTTTTTCTCATCAAATCTTTTGTTGTAAATATTGTTAAAGAAAAAATTTATAAGTTTAAGTTTTTTAGGTGTTGTCTTTAGATTATAAAATCCATTAACAACAGATTTAGTAAACTCAATCACTTCTTTTATTCCAGATATTGTTTGCATGTGTGGGAATACCCTAATTTCAATACCAGTACCTTGTGAAATAGATCTAACGTTGAGCCAAAAATATTTATCTCTATTTTTTTTCTTATTTTCAATATCTAATAGTGAGAAGTTAAATTTACCACTTTCTCTACTAGCAAAAGCACGACAATACTTATTTTCAAGCCTAGAAATGAATTTTTGATTCTTAAAAAATGATAAATATCTTTTAAAGAAGTATTTTTCAAATTCAATAGTATCGAAAAGATAAAGTAGGTGGTCGCTTACTTTTTTGAAGCTGAAATGAATATGTGTTCCACAAGAATTGTTTCTTGTAGCAATTATTTCCCTTCCAAATCCAGATTTAACTTTTAATAATTTTAACAAATCATTAAGTGTTTCTTTTTCATCCTCTTCACTTTTTATTACTTTACTTTGAAGTTCCCAGCAAAATGTATCTAGATTTTTAAATCCAATTTCATCCATAGATCCATCTTCATCAACTGTCCAATGGGATAATCCAATTTCTGGACAATCAGAAAAGAATTCTCCCTCTACCTCTATACCTAGCTTAAAAGTATCATAAAAATTGTTCATATTTATTTTATTAATTGTTATAGAACCATTATACCGCTATGCGAGTACATCAGTCCGTATCTAAGGAATTGAGTAATATGCTCCAAATAAATAATTGAGTTTACTCTACCCCATATATTAAGTATACTCCTAAATTTTAATCTTGTCAAGTATTATGAAAATACCAAATAACCTAACTATCGGAGGACACAAAATAAAGGTTATTATAAAGGAAATTGACGAATGTGGACAATTAAGACGAGATAAAAATGAAATTTGGATATCAAATAAAATAGAGGTTAGTCAACAAGAAGCCACACTCTTTCACGAAATTATACATCAACTCAATAGTCAGTTAAACGAAACAATGGTGGATGCTTTAGCAGAACAACTGTATGCTGTACTAAAAGATAATAAAATGCTAAAATAAAAACCCGACCAATGTTTTTGGTTTTTAAAAAATCATAAAAATAGAAAATTTGCTGTCTTACATTATACGTAAAGACAGTCCAGTAAATTTAAAATTTGAATAAAAAATGTTCGGAGTCCTGGACTCTAATTGCGTGTCAAGTTCTTGGTTTTATGTTAACTAGTTCAAATCAATGTTAACATAGATCATAAATAGGAAAGCCAAAAAGACCACTTTGTTAGTGATCCTGTTGGCGTTAGTTGCCCTTTCGGGGTTTAACGTGTTAAGTTATTAGGTTGTATATTAAGTATATCAGATTAAAAGCTAGTTGTCAAATACTAGTTAATCTTCAAATATTGATATTGGATTGTCTGTAATAAATTTTTTAAGTATGCGAGCGTCTGAAGAAGTTATATCACACATCAATAGAGCAGTAGCTATTTCTAAGACGGTATTTCGCATAATCTTGTACTCAAAATTATAGGGGAGATATTGATTTTCTACGCTCTTAAGTTGTAGGTTTAGTGCTGATATCATCAATTCCATATTGTTATAGTTTTAAAATTATTCTAGCGACCTTTATAGCACTCACAATCGCTTGCAAGTGCTAAAAGATAGTTAGTCTGTCATCGTTCCCATAGTTGACATCTCCAAGATGTAGTCTTCAATACTCATATTTTTGTTATTATATTGATTAGCTCATTCTCTAGTTGGCGCTCTATGCTGTTTATACTGCGCTTATTAGCTTCTAAAAAATCAATACTGCATTTCTTTTTCCATTCTTTAAACCTTTTAAGGCTTAAAATAGCTTGTCGCTTCATATATTTATTTATTTAGAATTATAGGAACTACATTAGCACCATCATAACTTGCAGCTTCAGCACAAAATGGGCAAAAATAGCAATCAAGCTCATCACTGAAAAAATTAGTTTCGTCTTCGTTGATAGGCTCTCCACAGTAAGCACAATATTCAAAATCATCAACACCGCTTAACTCTTCTTCTTTGAAATCATAATCGTTATAGTGCCCGTTGTTGTAGTAATTTCCAGCGTAAGCTCTAGCAGCAAAAGATATTTTTTTCTTTGTTATCTTTAAACTAAAATCAATTTCATACACATAATCAGCTAACGGATAGTCAATTTTAACCTTTTTGAGGTCAAATTGTGTAGATATTATTGGCTTTAAGTATTCAGCTTCACTACACCAGAAAATAGTATCTATTTCCTTAATATAGGCGGTAGCAAGTGGGTTAGTGTTTCTAGCAATAAAAAGCTTTTCAATTCCTACATTGTACCAAGTTAAGGCAAACGAACCACTTAGACGCTTTAACACATTTTTATAGTCGTTATTCTGCTTACCTAGTTCTGCAAAAATAACCTCGCTGTCGACTTCTCCTTTATGGTCAAAGGTTAAATAGTTATCTACTGATCCGTTGTGTGCTCCTATTATGTTATTGATTAAAAATGGGTGGGCGTTGCGATTAGTAATAGCTCCAATAGTCGCAAATCTAGTGTGTCCAATTAGTAAATTATGTTTGAAATTAAAAGAATTTTTAATCTTTGGCAAAAATTTACTCGCTGGCTTGATTGCTTTAAGTATATCATACTTCTTACCAATCAAAGATATACCAGTGCTATCTTCTCCCCTTGTTTCCATTGAAATACCTAGCGCAATAGCAATTCTAGTTCTTTTTTTGCGCTGTTCTGCGGTTAAAATAGTATCTTTATTAGTTATATAGCCAAATAGTCCACACATAAAATTATTTTTTAGGTTAATTATTCTTATTTTTATCTTATTCTGTTTAGAAAGTCAAATCTAGCCAAGAAATACTCTTTATTACTTAAATGTAAAGTATTAAACATAGCCTCAATTGCATCTCTGCCAGTTCCTTGCTTAGCTTTTAAAAGTAAAGATCTATTTAGTTGCTTAGATCTGTTAAAAAGTTCTAGATTGAATTGAATCCAATTTAGTATCTTAATGGGATTTAGTGTACCGCTATGGTGTCTAAGTTCCACAGTACCACGAAAAAAGAAGCTATGCAAATTAACCCCGTAGTATCTGGAATTATTCCACTTATCCTTTTTTAAATCTTTGCGGTAGTCTTTGCCTCGCTTTTTATTCCATTCTTTTTCTAGTTTTTCCCTGGCAGACATAAATTCTTCCACGTTTTGATATGGGTTACATATTTTAGACGCTTCGCGGTAAGAAAAATCAGCAATATTATCAGCAACCGAGCCATACCAATACGCCTCAAAATCATTAAAACTTGAAATCTTTAAAAGTTTTAATTGACTAAAATCATTAGTAAGCGGTTTGCTGTAAGTTCCATTTTTTCTAGATGGTGGCAAAAATGAATAGATAACATCTTCAAACATTAGATAAGTTAAAAGAAAATTCCTAACCTGTTTCCAGCTGCTGTTGTTGGCGTTGATGTGAATATGCAACCCACAAGAACTATTTACAACAAATTCATTATCAGTAAGAACTTTACAAGTATGATTAATTATTCTTTCTAATTCGTTTAAGCTGGCTGGTGGTGTTTGTACTTCCATACCATTATCAAGCGAACCATCGGGACTATAACCGCAACAATCTAGTAATTTTTCTTGTGCAATTTCAAAATTACCATCTTCCGACTCTATTTCAACACCTACTAGCGTATCAATTTTAACAATTTCGCCAAAATCACTGCCAGTGATGGGAGTTAAATTAATCTTTCTTTCATTATCATTACTAGTGCCACAATCACAAGAGTGGCAATAATCACAACAATAATACTGGTCGCAATCTTCACAATAACCGCCACTATCGTTATAATCAAACCAATCTCCACACGAGCCACATTCTCGGTAATTATCAAAACAACTATTACAAACAAGTTTTTCGTTTGTTACTTCGTTAGTATTTTCTAGCTTAACAATATCCCCACAATCATCACAAGCATAATAGTTTTTATCAAAACAACTATCGCAAAACATCTCATCATCAATATAGTGCGACTCATCGTTTGAGATTGTTTGATTGCAGATACTGCAGGTAGTAAATAAATAATTAAAACAATCTTCACAATATATATCTTCATTGTGAACCACCATATCATCAACCTCAAAAGTTCCATTACAATTTGAACAAGTTTTGTTTTCCATAAGTTTAAGCGGTTAGCCTAAAGGCGTTACGCTAGTTATTGATTAAAGATAAAACTTCACTTTTCCCCAGTATACCTATTGCCATTAGAGCAATTAGCAACCAAGTTAAATAAACATACTCTGCCCGTTCCTTTTGTTGTAGCTCGCGCCACGTTTTTATTCTCATTTTGTTTTTTGTCTAGTGTTTGCGCCTGTTGGCGGTTTAACTAGATTATTATTAACTTACACATCAATAATAGCATATAGATAAAAACTTGTCAAGCGTTTAAATAAAAAGTTATCCACAGTCGGGGGTTTAAGTATAATAAGTATATAGGTAAAGAACATATATATAAAGATATATTTAAACCACACCAAACACACAAAACACAACACTAACAACATTGCACCACTTTAATGGTGTATGAGTATCAACTTAAAACTTAAAACACCTTACAACTCAATTTAAACCCCTATATTATAACACAAAAGACTGTAAACACCAAATAACAGTTAATACAAACCAATACAGCATTTCTGGGGTTTAAGTATAATTGACATATAGAGAATAAAAAAACAATATGAGAAACAGCAACGCTAAAGCAGTAGCCCAAAAGGTTATAGAACAAATAAATAATAATGAACTACCAAACATCACCCAAGCAATGAAGCAGGTAGGTTACAGTAAGCATACAGCAAGAACACAACAGAAGCGTGTAACACAAAACAAAGCCTACATAAGCGAGATTAAGAGTTTTACAGATCAACTAGATGACATTATAGCAGATAGTATTGAGCAAATCAAGGCTAAGAAACTAAAAGGTACTTATCGTGATCACGTTGAAAGCGTAGACAAACTGAAGAAGCTTCAGAACCTGTTAAATGGTAGACCAACAGAGAACAACAGTATGGTTGTTAAGTGGGAAGAGTAACTAAGGGCTTAAGTAAAGCACAAAGAACACATACAACAAAACAATGTCGGACAATAGATAATGTGCGACATTAGAATAGAACACACACACAACACACCAAGTGGCTTATGTAAGCCTTAAAAACATTACACACATAAAAGAGTGTTACAACACACAACACACACAAGAAGCAAGAAGGGGGGAGGGGGAGGCGAGCGTTGTGCTGTAAATGTATAATCTAACCTATGTCCAACTGGGAGTAAAAAGTTAAGTTTTTGGGTATAAAGAAAAGACAATAGGCAAAGAACTACACATTAAGCATAAAAACCTCATACAGCTCAATTCTGAAGCGCTGAGAGCATATCAGAACACTGAAATGGATATAACATTGAGTTAAACGAAATGGATATAAAGATACCTTACAAGAAAAGAGATTGGGCAACCACCTTTCATACCAGTTTAAAGAAAAGAATAGTTTTGGTTCTGCACAGACGGTGTGGAAAGACTGTAGCTTCTTTAAACCACCTAATTAGAGAATGTTTTAGGAATCAAGAAAAAGACCAAAGATACGCCTATATAGCGCCAACTTATCGTCAAGCTAAGAATGTAGCCTGGGATATTCTAAAGAAGTATGCACAAAACATCCCACATACCAAATTTAACGAAGCAGAACTTAGATGTGATTTCCCAAATGGAAGCAGAATTACCCTCTACGGAGCGGATAATCCAGACTCTCTTCGAGGAATCGGACTCTGGGGAGTTGTTTTTGACGAATACTCCCAACAGCCATCGAATATTTATTCGGAAATTATCCTCCCAGCTCTAGCTGACCACAATGGATTTGCTATATGGATTGGAACACCTAAGGGTAAGAATGACTTTTATAGACTTTTCAAGTATTGTGGATTTCCAGAAGAGAAGTGGTTGGCTAAGACGCAAGAAGAAAGAGACATTATAGAACAGAGTTGGCTTCGTGTCAAGCTTGGTGCATCTGAAACAGGAATATTAAGTGAGGAATTTTTAATACAGGCACGTCAGAATATGACAGAAGACGAATATAACCAAGAATTTGAATGTAGTTTTGAATCTAGTCTAAAGGGTTCTTATTATGGAGAAGAATTAGCTAGAGCTTATAAAGAGAAAAGAATAAAGAATGTGCCTCATGAGCCAGTTTTGACTGTGACTACAGCATGGGACTGGGGAATGAATGACTCCACAGCTATAGGATTCTTCCAACACGTAGGAAATGAGAGAAGAATGATAGATTATTATGAGAATTCTGGGCAAGGAATGGATCATTATGCAAGAGTTTTATTTGATAAACCTTACGTTTACGAAGCTCATCTGTTTCCACATGATTTTGCAGTAAGAGAATCTAATGGGAAAACTCGTTTAGAAACAGCTGATTCTCTTGGATTAAGAGGAGAAATAGTAGAAAGACAGAGTTTTCAAGATGGAATTAACGCTGTTAGAATGATATTTCCTCAGTTGTACATAGATGAAGACAATTGTTCTCAGTTTATAGATGCAATTTCTCAGTATCAGAAAGAATGGGATGAGAAAAGAGGAGAATTTAAAGATAAAGAAAAGAAAGATTGGACAAATCATGCTGCAGATATGTTAAAATATTACGCAGAAGGAAGCCAAATACAAACAAAAGAAGAAGAATTTGAAGAATTTAATATTGAATACTAATGAGCGAATATTTTAAAAAACTATCATTTAAGAATAAGATATATCACATCTTGTTTAAGTTATTTATTTATTCATATTATAATAAAAATATAATGATACGTCTTATATTTTTTGATATTCATATCACAAGTAAAGGAAAATGGTATTTTTTTAAGAATAAACTAACAATATAGAAATGTACGAACCAAACGACCAGGAGAGTAAGGCTATAGCACTTCTCCAAAATGAAGTTACAAATTGGGAAGAAGGAGAAGTCAGTGTTACTGATAGATACTCTTTCATGATGAAAAACGTTATTAAGAAAGCTAGAAAGAATTATTTTGGAGTTTTTGATGTTGAAAAAGACCCAGTTACAGGAAGAAAGAAACTATTTGTTCCACTAACAGAGTGGATAGTTGAAGACATTGTTAAAAATATTGATATAGATACAAACGATATCAAAGTTAAAGCTAAGAATTATGATTCTCATGGAATTGCTTCTATGTTTAGATATGTTTTAAAATACTATCTTGATAGAATTAAATTTGGGAAACTTATCAATACCGTTATTAGGATGATGTCCATTGATGGGACTTGTTATGTTAAAACATGGAAAGAAGGCAGAGAAATTAAAGCAAGAGTAATTGATTGTTTAAATATTATTGCTGATCCATCTGCTAATAATTTAGATGAAACACCAATTATAGAACGAAATGTTCTATTCCTACCAGAATTTAAAGATGAAGGAAAGATTGGAAAATGGGCAAATGTAGGGGATGTTTATGGTTCAGAGGTTATTGATAGAAGTGGATTTGATATTGCCTCAAGAGGAAGTATAGTTTCAGAGATTCCAATGGTTGATGTTTATGAACGATATGGTTGGATGGAAAAATGCCTATTAACTGGAAAAGAATCAGATGATGGAGAATATGTTTATGGTTTAATAGTAGCATCTGGTCTTAAAGATAAAGTTCCAGTATGCCATTTAATAAAAGAAGTTAAAGATCATCCTTATACAATTTTTAAATTTAAGGATATTTGGAATAGACTTGCTGGACGTGGAGTAGCAGAAATGTTGTTCTCACTTCAAGCTCAGATTAACGAAACTGTAAACATACGAAGAAACACAGCTAGAATTGCTCAGACAGGTCTCTGGAAGGCTCGTGGTGGCGTTTCACCACAACAGGTGAGTAAGTTGTTCTCTACATCGGTTATTAAGCTTAAAGGAGCTAGAGATGAATTTGATAGAATTGATTCTGGTTCTGTAGATCCATCTTCTTATAAGGATGAAGAATTCGCAAAGGACTGGGCTACTAAGGTAACTGGTTCATTTGATAATTCAAATATATCAGCATCTACTCCAGCTACAAACTCGCTAATTCAAGAGCGTGGTTCTAAGATTGGATTCAACTTAGTTCAGGAAAATGTTGGACTTTCAATTAAGGAAATGTTAGAAAAGAAACTTATTCCACTGATAAATAAGGTAATTCGTCCAGGAGATATTATACGAATAACTGGAAACTCAAAAGATTTTGAATTACAAGAAGATAAATATATTAAAAATGCAGTTTATCAGAAAGCTAACGATGCAATAAATTCTGGGCTTATTCTAATGCCAGGTGAAATGGAGGCAGAAATAGATAGAATGAAAGAAGAGTTTAAGACAATGGGCGGTGATAGATATCTAGCAATAACAGATAATGCATTTAATACTGATTACGATATTGACATAGCTATTGGAGATGAAGAACTTAACCCTGCATTAATTGTTCAATCAATGACTCAAGCTCTTGGTATCATGGCTCAATTCCCAGGTTCTAAACTTGATGTTGATGAAGTAATGAAAGAAATTATGGATTCTCTCGGACTAGATGGAAATAGATTTATACAAGCTCCAGAAGACCTAGGAACAGCACAGGCTAGACAAGAACAAATGGCTAATACAGAAATACCAGGAATTCAAGCTCCTGGGAATAATGAAGCAATTCTTAATCCTACTCCAGGTTCAAGACCTGTTGTATAAAATATGAAGTATAAAATAGAACGATTTTTATCAAATGAAGATAATCGTGCAGCAATTAAATTGCTCGTAGAAAGGATGAAGCTTATTTCTGATATTCGTAATGCAAGAGATGAAAAGGATTTTCTTGCGAAAAAAGAAGCACTTCTTATATTGGAAGATTGGATTAGTGACTTATTTGATGTAACGAAAGAAGACTTGAAAGAATTGGAAGAATCAGATTACGATGAAATAATTCGTAATTTAGAATAGATTTCTAGCGCTATGCGCTTTAAATAATTAATTAGAATATACGAAGTAACTTAATGGCGAAAGCTAAATGTCGAATAAGTGAAGTATATAAATCTCTGAATAAAAAATGACTGAAGTAAACAAACCCTTAGAATCCGACACCGACGATGAGATTCTTGACGACGACTTTGAACTCGAAGAGGACAAAGAACAGCAAGATGAAACCTCGGTAGGAGCGACTAAGGATGTTGATGCTACTCAAGAATTTCTTACCAAAGTATCTGAAATTGCAGGACGAAAGTTCGAGACAATTGAAGATTACGAAAAACATTATAAGAACCTTAGTTCTTTTGTTGGGAAGAAAGTAGAACCAGCAGTTTCCGCAAGGAAACCAGCTCCACGAAAGTCGGAAGACATGTCACGGGAGACAACAGAAAAACTTGACAAAATTGAGTTTCTAATGGAATCACCCGAGGCAAAAGCACACTTTGAAGAATACATTAAGCCATTGGCTGAAGGTTCTGGTGTGTCCCTAGCTCAAGCATGGGAAAAAGTGAAGCCCTTGGTTCTAAGTAGAGAAGAACAGGAAAAAGAAAGAGAGATTGGAGTAAGCTCTAGAAATAGAGTTAAACCGGTCGACAATTCAAAAATCAAGGGTCTTATAGATCAAGCCAGAAGTGGTAATGCGGCAGCGCAAGAAGCTATGGTAACAGAAATGCTTGGTTTGGGAAAATAGACCAATATCATTATGGCAGAAGATTTAATTCTTCGTAGTTATGGTGACGTATCCATCAAAGAAGATGTATTGGGAATGGTTGAGATTCTTACGGCAACGGAAGATCTTATCCACAATACTCTTGGTAAAACATCTGCTATCCAAACAGTTCACAATGTGTTGACTGATACTTTGGACAGCGTTAGCTCATTGGCATCCAATGAAGCAGGTGCGTACACAAACAAAACTTTGACAACTCCAGCCCGTCTGACCAACTTGGTTCAAATTTGCGCTTATCCGTTTGAGGTTTCTCGAACACAGCAAGAAATTGAACATTATCATGGCGACAATGAACTCGCAAGACAAACTACCAAAGCAATGAAAAACTGGATGAATTCAGTTGAGTACGATTTGGTAAGAGGTTCTTTGGTATCAGGCGCTTCAGGAACAGCTCCACGTATGGGTGGTATTATCATGTCTATCTCGAAGGCAGCTAATACAACAGCTCATACATCTGGAACTGTATTCTCAGCATCAATCCTTACTGGTTTGATGAAGAATCAATATGACAACACCAATGGTGATGTTGCAACTGATATCTATGTAGGTTCTTACCTACGTGATCAGATTGACAGCTTTACCAACAAAACAAATGTTGTTAATACTGGTTTGAACATCAAAGAAATCGTAAGAGTTGTTGATGTTGTTGAAACTGGGCTTGGAAAAGTACGTGTACATGTACACCGATACGTTCAAGTAGCTGCTGATGCTACTGCAAGAATTCTTGGAATTAACCCCGAGAAACTTAAAGTAGCTTATCTCAAGAAACCTTACGTAGACGCAGGTCTCGCAAGAACTGGAGATAGTGATCCACGAGCAATCGTTGGTAAAATGACTTTGGAAACAAGGAATCAAGATACTAACTTCTTTGCAACTGGATTTAAGAAAGCGTAATAGCTTTCAATCCCCCTGTATTAGTTAAATTAACGACCCCAGGGGTTTGCAGGTCTAATTAGTCGTTAAGCCTGCAGACTTCTGGGACAACAACATGAAAGAAATACTTTTTGGCAATGATGCCAGACAAAAAATTAAGGAAGGAATAGATAAATGCTGCGATGTAGTTAAAGTATCTATGGGTAAAGATGGACGTAATGTTCTTATTTATAACGGAAACTTGACAGATATTATAAATGATGGTGTAAGTATAGCAAGAGCAGTTGAGGTTAAGGATGAAATTGAGCAAGCTGGAATTATGTTGGCTAAACAATGTGCATCTAAAACAAATAATGTAGCTGGAGATGGCACTACCACTACCTTGGTTATATTACAATCTCTACTAAATGAACTAATTAGTGATACTCAACTTGTAGCACCTAGAGAATTAAGAGCACAAATTCAATATTCATTAGATTTAGTTTTGGAGCAGCTTAAAAAAGATGCTACTAAAGTAAAATCATCGAAAGATATTGAAAAAATAGCAACAACTTCAAGTTTAGATCCAAAAATTGGTAAAATTATTGCATATATTCATGAAAAACTTGGAGAAAATGCAAATATTATTATTGAAGAAACAGAAAAGGATGTGTTAGAAAGTGAATTAGTTGAAGGTATTCAATTTAGCTCACAAAATGTTGCACTTTATAGTGATGACAGTGAACAATACTTTGATATTCCATTGATTATATTTAAAGAAAAATTTGAAGCTGAGGATTTAGCTAAAAAATTGCAAGTATTAGCTGGAAATGGAGATATGGAAGCAGTAGTTATAGCACCACAGTGGGATAAAACCGCACTCACATTGATTACTCAGTTTAAAATGAAAGGTACATTTAAAGTAGCAGCTGTTAAAAATTTAGATACTAATATTGAAGATCTTGAAGCATTTGGGAATAGAGCTGGTAAAGTTGTTATTGATAAAGAAAACACAACATTGATTGGTGGAAATGGAAATGTAAAAGATTATATAGAAAAACTCTCAACTAAACTAGATAAAGAAGAATCAAAATTTAACAAGGAGTTACTTAAAAAGAGAATTTCGTTTTTATCTGGAGGAATTGGGATAGTCCATGTTGGCAAACCAACAGATGTAGAAAGACAAGAGATAGTTTTAAAGGTAGAAGACGCTATTAACGCAGCTAAATCGGCTTATGATGGAGGATTTGTTACTGGAGCTGGATTCAAATTGTCATTAATTGCAGAAAGTTTGTTTAGAACTCCAAAGAATGAAGGAGAAAGGATAATGAAAATAGCATGTCAGTCTCCAATGGAACAGATCAAGATAAATAGTGGAGTTAAAAGTGTATCAGAACTTGGAAATCTTGATAATGTAAAAGATTCTGTTAAAGTGATTAAAGCGGCATTAACTAATGCGGTGTCCACAGCTACATCAATCTTGACAGCTGAGGCAGCACTCATACAAAGAAATGACGCATAGACAAGAATTCATAACAGATGTAATAGAAAATTATATCAAGAACCACCAAGAAGAATACAAACTACTTTTAAATTCTATAAAAGAAAAAAGAGGAAAATTAACAAACACTGAATTAGCTTCAACCAAGGATGGTAAGATGAGAGGAACATTTCGTTTCTCAGAAGGACTATGGAATTCTTTAGATGGCTCTATAGGAGAACCAAGATTCCTAGAACTGAAAGGTGAAGACTTATGGTTAGCAAGAAGATTTCCTCAATTTCTTATACCACAAACATACTAATATGAAATTATCGTTAAATTGCTATAAAAGAAGTTTTAAATCTTGTTTTATACCAAAAATAAACATTGTAAAATACCGTGTTCCTACTAAGAATGGAAAGTATGTACATACATCAACCTCATTGAAATATATCGGAGAGTATAAAACATTGTATGGACTAAGATTTCACGGACTATTAATAAATATATTTCTTGATATTACAATATGAAATTATCATTAGCAATGATTGTAAAACCATCTAATGAAGAAGCTAAACTTTTAGACAGATGTTTAAAATATTTATCTAATAATGTAGATGAGATTTGCATAACACAGGCTGGAGAAAAACCTAACAAAGAGGTTTCAAAAGTTATATCAAAATATGGAGGTGTTGAATCGTTCTTTAACTGGGAAAATGATTTTTCTAAAGCAAGAAACTTTTCATTTAAACAAACAACTGGAGATTACATATTTTGGTGTGATGCAGACGATGTTATTCGTGGTGCAGAATTACTAAAACCACTAGTAGCGAAATCTGAAAAAGATGGAATGGACGCTATTGTGATGAATTATCTTTATGATTTTGATTCACAAAAAAAATGCACAGTAAAACATCTTAAAACTCGCTTAGTAAAAAGAGGAGTTGTTGAGTGGGTTGGAGAAATACACGAAGATTTTTCACCACTTAGAGAGTTGAATAGTATGTTTACTGATGAAATAGAAGTAATGCACTTAACAAATGAAAAACGTGCAGAAAAAGCTAGTGAAAGAAATATTGAAATAGCTCGTATTTTCATGGAAAAACATCCAGGAGATCCAAGAGGTGAATGGTTAGTAGCTAATGCTCTTTTAGGAGAAGGTAAGGATAAAGAAGCTATTGAATATTTAAAGAAATTCGTAACAGTTTCTAATTCAGAAGAGGAAATTTTTATAGCTTATCTTAGGATTGGTGATATATCACAATCAGAAGATGACTATTTAAAAGCACTATCAATTAGACCTAATTATCCAGACGCATATCTTAAGCTTGGAGAACTTCTTTCTAAAACAAAACACCTAGAAAGAGCTAGGGACTTTATACTAGAAGGACTCAAGAAACAAATTCCAGAACGATCTATTATTGTGTATAATCCTAGAGATTATGATTTTAATCCAATGATGGTATTGGCTAATATTTATTTTCAAATGAAAGAATTTAAAAACGCCATAGAAGTTCTTAAAAGATGTAAGAAGATTTATCCAGATAATGAAAATATAAAGGAGTATGAAGAGCTTTTAAATAAGGAACAAGAAATAGAAGAAGCTGTAAATCAATTCATAAAAGATGCTGAGTTAGTTAAAGATATTGACAAACTTAAGATATTATGTGATAATTTCAAGTTTCAATCACATCCTAAATTCTGTATATTTAAGAACTTAAAATTTGTAAAAACTGAAACATCTGGAAAAGATCTAGTTTACTACTGTTCTTATACTGATAAAATATGGAATCCAGAAGTAGCAGAAAAAGATGGAGTTGGTGGAAGTGAAGAAGCAGTAATAAACCTATCTAAAGGATTATCCAAACTTGGATGGAATGTTACAGTTTATAATAACTGTGGACATTCAGCAAAAGAATACGATGGGGTTATGTATAAACCTTATTGGGAATTCAATATTAGAGATAAACAAGACGTCATTATTTTGTGGAGACATCCTAAGCCAGTAGACTTTAAGTTAAACGCTAAAAAGATACTATTAGACTTACATGATGTACTTCCAGAAGGAGAATTAACACCAGATAGAGTTGAGAAATTTCACAGCATAATGGTTAAAACAAAAGCTCATAGAGATTTGTTTCCAAATGTACTAGATGAAAAGTTTTCAATTATTCCAAATGGAATAGATGTATCACTTTTTAATGAAAAAATTGAAAGAAATCCATATCTCGTTCTTAATACTTCTAGTCCAGATAGACACATTGACGCTACACTTGATATCTTTGAAAAACTCATTGAAGAACAACCAGAAAAACCATGGAAATTAGCTTGGTATTATGGTTGGGGAAACTTTCTAGCTTGGCATAAAGACAATAAAGAATTAATGTCTTTCTATGAAAAACAAAATGCAAGATTCCAAAAACTTGTAGAAGAAGGTAGAGCTGAAGGAGGAATAATGATTTCTCATAAAGCTATAGCTAAAAAATATCTTGAAGCAGGAATATTTCTTTATCCGACGCAATTCTATGAGATTCACTGCATAAGTGCATCAAAGGCTCAAGCAGCAGGATGCCACTGTATAACATCTGATTTTGCAGCTTTAAAAGAAATAGTAAATTTTGGAGATGTTCTACATACTTCTGGTGAAAAATGGAAAACAGAAAATACTTTTGGAGATACGGAAAATGTTGGAAAATATCTTAATACTATAAAGTTTTCATCATTTAAGAACTCAACCGTTGAAGAAGAGTGGGCTAAAGAAACATTTAATTGGAAATTAATAACTAAAAACTGGGACAAAGTCCTAAAATAAATTATGTATAAAATTTTATCAGCACCAGCAGGAAGATGGGGAGAGGGTTATCAAGTTGGTGATATTGTTGACTTCGATTTCGATGCAGCAAGAGTAGCTATAGAAAATAGAGAAATAGAACCAGTAGGATCATTATCTAATGAAAAAGAAAAAGATGAGATAAAAAAGGAAGTAGTAAATGAGATAGAAGGAAATGATATATGTGCAATATGTGGAAAAGTTTGTAAAAGCAGAATAGGTTTAGCTTCTCATTTAAGAACTCATCAAAATGGATAATTTTCAATGTAGATATTTAGCACATCAAGATAGAAAGAAAAAACTTTTATCTGGAGAAATAGCAGATATTGAATTTGGAAAATATGACAACGAAGATTTAGATAGATTATTAAAGATCATGTCACAACGAAGGAGTAGAAGAATCTATACCAAAAACGTTAGTGACGATGAGATGAAAACCATCTTAAGATCCGGAATGTTAGCACCAAGTTCTTGCAATCGTAAAGCAATTGAAATGGTTGAAACTAAAGATGGAATTGAAAACTTAGTTGGAGGACGTGGATGGATAGAAAAAGCAGATAGGGTAATATTGTTTTATGCTAATATGCAAGCGTATAAGTCTCCAAACGAAATAAATTTTATGCCATACTTAGATGCTGGATTTGTAGCTCAAAATATATACCTTATTTGTGAGGTAATGAATATAAAGTGTTGCTTTGTAAATCCTAATGGATATCCAGAAAAGGAAGGAATGAGGTTTTGTGGGGCAATGGCAATAGGTAAATGATTGAAAAAATAATACATCAAGTTTGGGTTGGAGATAAAGAACCACCAACAGAATGGATGAATACATGGAAAAATGCTCATCCAGAATGGAAATATATTCTTTGGGATAACTTTTTAGTAAAAAACTATCCATTTAAAAATAGAAAACACATTAATAAGTTAATGGAGGAAAAAAAATATCATGGTGTTGCTGACATAGTTAGATATGAAGCAGTTTATGATATGGGAGGAATAGCTCTTCCAGCAGATAGTAAATGTGTAAATCCAATTGATGAATTAATAGATAGAGAAGCATTCACTTGCTACGAAAACGAGGTACATTATCCTGGAAGATTGACTCCTATAGTTGGAGCAATTAAAGGAAATAAGTTTTTAAAAGAAGTTATTGATGGATTATTATCTAAGGACTATATTGGAGAACCATGGATAGATTGTGGAAATAAATATCTTACAGATATATACGAAAAAACACAGTACAAAATAGATATATTACCAAGTTACTTTTTTATGCCAAATCATAGACTTGGAGGTAATTGGAATGGAGAAAAAATTTATTCATATCAATTTTCAAGTACTACATTTTCAAATATTGGAGTTGAAGATCCAATAGTAAGTATAGTTATACCAGTATGGGGAGAATATGAACGATTTCTTCCACAATGCTTACAGAGCATACAGGAACAAACATATAGAAATTTTGAGGTAGTTATCTCTAATATACCTAATTTATCTGCAGCAAGAAATGATGGAATAAGAAGGGCTAAAGGAAAATACATATTACCATTAGATGTTGATGATATATTAGAAAAAACATATCTAGAAAAAGTTGTTTACGAGCTAGATCATTACGATATTGTAACCACTGATCATTCAGAATTTGGAGAAAGCTCATCCAAGAGTGATTGGGCAGAGGATATAACATTAGAGATGATACTAAATGGAAATAAACTCATTGCATGTTCAGCTTTTAAGAAGGACTTATGGGAGAAAATAGGTGGATATGATGAAACATTCAATAGTGGATTAGAGGATTGGGATTTTTGGATAAGAGCAGCAGAAACTGGTGCAACAATAAAGAGAATAAAAGAAGTTTTATATTTCTACAGAAAGATTTCTGGTTCAATGAGTGATGGTTTAATTTATAATTTAGAACTTGAAAATAAACTTAAAAAAAAGCATGAAAACCTATATCGTAATTCCAGTATACATCATTAATAATCTTCTAAGAGAATTAACAATAGAAGCTATAATAAGTTTTAGAAATAATTCAAAAGATACAGAAATAATAGCTGTTAATGATGCTAGTCCAATGGATGCTTCATTCTTAAAGGATATAGTTGATATATATATAGAAAATAAAGAAAACTTAGGATTTGCAAAAACATGTAACAAGGGTATCAAGAAAGCCATTTCTAAACTTGGTAAAAATGATGGATATATAGTATGCGCAAATAATGATATTGAAGTTTATAATGGTTGGCAAGAAGCAATGATAGAACCATTTACTAAATACGAAAATGTTGGAGTTACTGGAATTTGTCACAGTAAATTAAGAATGATAGATGGAATTCATCTTTCAGATTTATCAGAAACAAAAATAACAGAAGGAGGACTTATTGGTGAACAAATGCAAGATGGTGGATTATGGATGAGTAAAAAAAGTATCCTTAAGGAAGTGGGATTATTTGATGAAAGATTTGTACGAGGAGGACATGAAGATATTGATTTATTCTTAAGAATGAGAGACAATTTTAATAAAAAATTAATAATGAGCGCAAAGTCATGGTATTGGCATCGTGAAGGTTCAACAAGATTCACGGAACAAGACTCTAATTTTGATATTGAATCAAGAGCAATAGAGGTTGAAAATAGAAAGAGATTTATTGACAAGTGGGGATATGATCCACACACTAGACAAATTTGGTTTTCTAAGGAAATTATAAGCTAATGGAAGTATTACAACCAGTACAAGAAGTACAAGGATCAGATAAGATTCAATCAATTCCCACAGAAATGCAGGATGTAGGATTGACCATGGAGAATCTAGAGATAGCTGATTTTCTTGGTTTGAAAGAGCAAATGTTCAATTATGGAATCATGGATAAGATAACAGAAATTGCACAGTTGCTAGCAGGAAGAGATTTGATGGAGCTAGATGTAATGCTAGGAAATCCACATAACCTTTCAAGAATAGACAAAATTTATACATATTTAAAACTCGACGCACAAGCAAGAGAACTTCGGAGGAAGGAATCCTTGATTGGAGCTGAGATGAACAAGTGGTGATTTTACATAATGCCTCAAAAAGTTCCGGCTTAAGGAACTATACACGATTTATAACAAACACAAATACAAACACATTTTCAGATGCTGATTTAGATGCATCCTTGAATATGTATTATCATTTATTTGTTGGAGAAATTTTAGCAGCTCAAGACGACTGGGATTTCCAAGGAGATTATGCAACAACAGACTTAGTTGCTAATCAACAAGAATATGTTCTTCCTTCAGATATCCTAAAAATAAAAGATATAGAAGTAACATATGATGGAACTAATTGGTATAAAGTATCAAAACTTGACCATAGTGAAATAGGTACTGCAACAGATGCTACAAGTAATTTGCAAAACTTTACAACAGATAAACCAAATGGAGATTTAATGGATAATTCAATTTTCCTATATCCAGTACCATCAACCAATGTATCTGGAGGATTAAAAATTTGGTTTGCTAAGGAGGTAACGGAACTTTCTGCAGCAACTGATGAGCCAGTATTCGCAGAAGCTTATCAAAAGGGATTATGTTATGGTGCAGCTAAGGATTATTTTGAAAAATATCTAGAGATTGAAGGAAACGTTGGAAAAAGAGATAGGATGGAAAATAACACACAAGACATTGTTAATCGTATGAAAGAATTTTATAACACTAAAGACCAGGACAGGGACTACATCGTTGGAACATATGATGCAGGATTTGAATCTGAATATGGCTACTAATTATGGCAATTTATAACAAATTTAAACTGGAAGCATTAAAAGGAAGTATTGATTTATCTTCTGATACAATTAAGGTTGCATTATTGACAAGCACTTATACCCCAAATATTGATACTCATCTTTTCTTAGACGATTTAACAAATGAAGTAGTTGGAACTGGATATACAGCAGGAGGAGCTACCATAGCTAATCCTACCGTTACACAGGATGATACTGATAATGAAGGAGTTTTTGATGCTGACAATGTTACTTGGGCAAGTTCAACAATCACAGCACGTTATGCAGTTATCTACAAGGATACTGGAGTTGCTGGAACTTCACCACTAATCGCATATATAGATTTTACTGAAGATAAGAGTTCAAGCGCTGGAGACTTTGTAATAAACTGGGCTGCTGAAGGAATTATTAATACAAACTAATGACAGACGTTGTAGTAGAACTGGAATATTTGTGGGGAGCTAATTATCAACCATGGTTGTCTACGAATTTTCCTTGGTTGGTTTTAAGTAATGGTTCAGATTCAATGAGTATCTCAACGTCAGTTGAAGATCCTATTGTTATTGAAGGACAGGGTGTTACATTTAACTCCACTGAAGATACTTTAACGATAGCTATTCAAGATCCAACAATCACGGAAGGATTAGGAGTTTCTTTTGACACAACAGTTGAGTCTGTCATAATTTCATTACAGAGTCCAACAATTACTGAAGGTTCTGGAAATACTATTTTAGTATCAACAGAAAGTTTGACTTTATTAGCACAGAATCCTTCAATAGAATATGATTTTACTGTGTTTCCAAATACTGAAAGTTTTACAATTGAATTAATACCACCTTCTAAAATAGGATTGCTTTGGGAAATTAGAATTCAACCAATTGAAAAATGGAAAACAAGAGAACAAGTTTTATGGAGTTATGATATACATCCATGGAGTAGCACGTTTTATCCATGGTTAGTAAATCCATGGGTTCAAACATCATCATGGCAAGAACGAACTAAGCCAGAAACAACATTTATTAATAGAATTAAACCAACAAGTGGTTGGTCGGAAAGAACAAAACCGACGACTGACTGGAACTAAATATGGCACAACAAGATATCCTGCCAACAGAGGCAGGAGATACAAGTTTAACAAAAATAGAGGCTAATTTTACTGAGCTTTATGGAAAGACAGATAAAATTACAAACGCCTCCGCCTCTGCCCCTGCTTCTCTTGACCTGGCAGAAGACACAGACAACGGAACAAATAAAATCACTATCACAGCTCCTTCAGCTATTGCTTCAGATAAGGTTTTGACTTTGCCAGATGCGACAGATACTTTAGTGGGAAAAGCAACGACTGATACGCTGACGAATAAGACCCTTTCAACAGGCTCTAAAGTTGACGCTAGTGCAGACGCAAATATCACTCAATACGGTATGGCTCGCCAAGCTATTATGAATGGTAACTTTGATGTATGGCAGAGAGGAACAAGTGTTGCTTTGGCAGATGTAACTGTTCAGTTTTTAGCGGATAGATGGAAAAGTTATATTTCAAAAGACAGTGGGACATTGCCAACCCTATCAATGTCAAGGCAACTGCAGACTTCAGGTGATATTGCAAATTCTTTTTATTTCTTACGCCTAACAACTAACGGAGCAGGGACTTCCTTAGGAATCAATTCTAGAGGTAATTATTCACAACCTATAGAAAACGGAACAAGAAATCTTTGCGGAAATGGGAAAAAAGTTACTGTTTCCTTTTACGCCAGAAGCGACATCGCTAATAAAAGAATCACTCCTAATTTAAGACAAAATTATGGAACAGGTGGGAGTCCTACAACAGCAGAAATTATTCTTGGAACGCCAATTACACTCACTTCGACTTGGACAAAATATACTGCCACATTTACGACAAATACTTTAGTTGGGAAAACTTTTGGAACTGCTGGAGATGATTATCTTGAACTCGACATTTATTATATGTGGGGAACTACTTTCGGAAATACCTACGTCCAAACCTCCGTAACCGCCGAAACCTTTGTGGGTGCAGGAAACATAGACATCGCTCAAGTCCAACTCTGTGCAGGAGATGTTGCTCTTCCCTTTCAACCTAAGAGTTATGAAGAAGAATTGAGAGCGTGTCAGAGGTATTTTGAAAAAAGTTATAATGTAGATGTAAACCCTGGGACTAACACAACAGTTGGTCAAACAAGTTTTTATGTTGATGGTTTAAATAGTGCTGCATATACGCAAGGAATTATTGTGCATTTCGCAACTAAAAAAAGAACAACGCCTACTGTTCACGCTTATGCAACAGCTGGAACTATCGACAAAGTTACAATGCCGTCTGGTGAGAAAAATCAATCGTTATCTCTTATAGGTGCTACTGGTTTTCAAGCAGCAGGCGCTGATGGAACAGCAACAACTGCTAGGTCGATAGCATTTCACTGGACAGCAGACGCAGAACTATAAAAACTAAATAGAAGGGTAAATAAACATCTAAATAGGTAAAGAAATGGCAATATTAAAGAAAAAATAAATGATATACGATAAATTCTACAATGGAATACAGCGTAGTAAAAATGAACAAAACGGATTCGATAATCTTGTTAATTTAGATGTACACACATCAATAGGAGAAGCTCAATGTCAGTTAGAACTTATAAGTGAATCAACAACACCAAATGAACCATGTATTCAAGCAGAAGACACAGCTGGTAATATTTATTTTTTCTCAACAACGTCTGGAAAAACTTGGAAGAGGGCAGTAGCAGATGCAGCATATACCCTAGTCAACACAAACGCAAATGGTGCTCATGCTGGTTGTATATATTTTAATGGATATATTTATTACGCTACGTCTACGAAGTTAGGAAGATTTAACCTTGTAGCAACATGGGCAGATTCTTTTGCAACATTTACTAATGGTTCAATATATAAACCGATGTGCGAACTTAATCTTTCACTATTTATTGGTGATGGAAAATATGTAGCATCGGTAGATAATACAAATTCATTTTCAGATAATGCATTAGATATTCTTCCACAATACAATATAACAGCATTATCATCTTCTGGCTATGACCTGCTTGTTTGGACAACCATAGGCACTAAGGTAAAATCTTGTAAGGTCTTTCTTTGGGACACATACTCTCCATCATGGACAGTAGAAGATGATATTCCAGAAAATGGAGTTAATTGTGTAATACCTGCAGATGGAATTACGTTTGTTCAGTGTGGAGATGATGGTTGGTTATATTATTGGGCAGGTTCTTCAGCTAAAAGATTCTTTAAACTTAAAGACGTAGATACTGTACAAAGTGATCAGAATTCAACTGTACATAGTGGAAGACCACTATTTGCTACTGGTACTAAAATTTTCTCAATTCATAGAGAAAGTGATAGTTATCCATATGCAGTAGTACAAGAATACACTGCAACTCAAGGAACCATTAAATCAATTCGTTCTACTGGAGGACAACTGTTAGTTTCTAATGGAACAAATATTGATAAAATAGGAACTTCTTATGCCACAGCTACAATAGACACTCCAGAAGCAGACACTGGAGACAATATTTTTGTAGATTATCATTCAATTGGATCTGGCGGAACAGTAGGTATTTCAACAAATATTGATAATGGAGGATATTCATCACAAACTACAATTACTGATACTATAAAAAAGAAAGTGTACTTTGATGGAGGACTTGGACAAGTAAACTTCTTTCAAGGAAGAATAACCTTGACTCCAAGCGGTTCAAATAACATAGTTATTAAAAGAATAAAAACAAACTAATGGGACTTATAGATAATCAACCATCACAACCAACACTAGATGCTGCTGGAACAGGAGAAATTCTTAACAATGTTAAAAGACTTTCTATTGGAGATGGTAGTTTGAGAATGGAACGAGGAGCAATGATAATTAGTGACGAATCTGGAACTGATAGGGTTCTTATTGGTTTTGGAGAGGGATTATTTTAATGGGTAATTTAGGAATAGCAGTAAGTCAAAATGGATATAATGTTAAAGATTCTGCTGACAGATTAAAGGTGTTTTCAAGTGCATTTCAAACATTAAAAATATTTAACACATATTCTATTACTGGAATAATGCCTGCTAGTGGAACAAATACTGTAACAATAGATCATGATTTAGGGTTTTTTGCTCCATACATAGTAGAATATAATGGTAATACTACAAGGGGACTTAGTGAGAGTTTTTTATTTGAGGATGGTAATGAAGATGAATTACAAACAAGAAACTATTCTGATAAATTAGAAATAGATATAATACCAGTATTTGATTTAGGTAATATAACAGCTGGAGATACCGTATATTTTACAGTGTATATTTTCCTAGATGACTTTAGGACTGTCTCAGAAAGAAATATAAACACAACAACTTCAATAGGTAACTCATCAAATAATTATGGTATAAGAGCAAGCAAGGATGGAAATGATGTAAAAACTTGTTTAGATGTTGACTGTTCTTTTTCTAGTTCATTTTTTAATCAAATAATACATAAAAAAGATACAGTATTAAATACGGATGGAGAAGATATAATTGTTTTACATAATCTTGGTTACATCCCAAACTTCATGCATTATACCAAGAGCAGCGGAGATAATTATATTCAATATCAAAAAGGTGGATATATAACATTAACAAACTTAATAATGATATCATCAACTGGAGATACTGAATATTATATTATTTTTAAAGACAAACTAAATGAGTAACTATGGAATAAGAGTTTCATATGATGATTTTGATGTAAAAACTTGTAACGACATAGATTGTGTTATAACAAGTAAGTATCAAAACTTAAAAGGTACTTTCGCAGAAACATACAGCGGATCAATAAATTCTGGATTTATAACAACATTATCTGGAAATCATGGGTTACCGTATACACCAATAGTTAAGGTACTACTTGATGTATATAATGATGGAACATATGCTGTTATGCCATGGCAAGAATATAACGCTATTGATGATTTTATTAGGATTGGAGTAAGATCTGATGATACAAAAATAAAAATAAGAATAGATTATGAAAGTCCAACTGGAGCTTCAAGAATAATTAATCTAAAGTACTTTATATTTATTGACAAAGCAAAATTATAATTAAACAAAAACTATGGCAGAACAAATATCTCTTAATTCAGCACTAGCACCAGCTCAACCGCTAACTGTAACTCCTCAACAGGTTTATTCTTCGGCTAATATTGCTCAAGCTACAACAGCTCCAGCAGCAGCTCCAGGAGACCTTTTAGGAATTCGCACACAAATATCAAATGAACTTGGGTTACCTGGTCTTCAGACTGATTATACTAAAACACTAAATGAATTGACTGCAGCAAAAACAGCAGCGATGAATCAAAATACGGCTATTGAAAATCTTCCACAAGCGTTAGGAGTTATTCGTGGAGAACAAGCTCAAGCACAAAACATTGCGTCAAATAAACTACAGGCTCTTGCCGACACTGCTAATGTTAAACAACAAGCAATTCAAGCTGCAAATCTTGAACTTGCTGCACGTTATGGAATAAGAGAGCAAGAAGTAAACCAGAAACGTGAATTAATGGTTAAATATCCTAAAGCAGGAATAACATTTGGAGATTCATTTGAATCTGTTACTTCAAAATTAGGTGAATATGAAACTAAATTAGCAAATGATACTAAAAAAGATGCATTAAAAACATCTCTAATGGCTCTTGGTCTTAAAACAAGCGGTTCTACAAAAGATATGGAGAAAAGACTTAAGAAGGCAAATAAGGAAGCATATAAACGAACAATAGAAGAATCAGACTTGAAACTTCAAGCTGCTAAGTTACAAATAGCAAAAACTACACAGGAAATGAAGATGGCTTCAGCTAAAGGTACGGACAAACAAATAACCTCAGCGGAACTTCTCGAATTAAAAAAGATAAATCCAAAGGTTAGACTAGACCCGGGTGCTTCTTTCCAAGAAAATTATAATATAATTCAAGGAGGTGATGAAACTAGTCAAAGAAATGCTGTATATGATGAAATATCTAAAAATATTGATGCTGGAGATTTAACTTCTGAAAATGCTGACGAAGCTATTTCCAAATTATCATCACAATTTCCTATGGTTAGTTCGCAAGAAATACGCTCTACTGTTTTAAATTCAATACCTCAAAATACTGGAGGTGGATTTGCAAGTTCAATTTATGATTTCTTATTTTCTAATAGTGGAAGTAACGACCAAAATAAAAGACTTTTCTTCTAATAAAAAAATAAATGGCTTTTAAAATTTACGGAACAACTAGTACATCGACACCATCACTTTCTTCCTCAGAAGGATTAGCGTCTTTTGCCTCGTCTAAGGGATATCAGCAAGAAGTTGATAAAATAACTGGACAAGACAATAAACTCGGATTTCTTCAGCGCATAGGAAAAGGTCTTGGTGCTTTTAATCCTGCAGAAGCTCTACTCACTGGAATGAAAAAAGGTGTTGGAGCTGGAATAAAAGAATATGGAAAAGATATTGCGACTGGAATAGGTTCTGCTATAACTGGAACAGATTATGAAGTAGAACGTAGAGGATTTAAGGATGTTGCAAAAAAATTAGGAATAAAAAATAAAATTGCTCAGTCTGGAATTGGTTTTCTTGGGGATGTTCTTTTAGATCCGAGTACATATTTTGGTGGAGCTTTAGCCAAGGGAATTACGGCTGGTGTAAAAATTGGTACAAGGGCTGGACTAAAAGGTGTGTCAAAGATTTCGCCAGAGTTAGGACAAGGACTTGAAATGACTGGGAAAGCTTTACAGGATTCTTTCGGGAGAGCTTTTGTCGCTGGATATAAATCATCAGAAGGAGCTAAAACTGATGTGCTAAGTTTTATGAGTACTAAAGCTAGAAAAATAGCTCAAGCAGCTAGTGATCAACTGACAGACTTAGGAGTAGATGGTCTAACACAAGAACAACGATTAGAAGTTGGTCTTAAGGCTGCGCTTGGTAAACAAGCAGAATTTCTTTTAGGTGAAAAAGTTGGAGGAAGAGATGCGGCTACTGCTATGACTAAAAGAGCACAAGAATCTGGAAATTTTTCTGAAATAGAAAAGATAGATAAAGAATTATCATCTAAATTAGATATTAAATTCAAATCTCCAGAAGAACAGAAATATTTCAAACTTCAACAGGAGCGTTCTCAAAAATTTGCTAAAGATGCTGGTTTAGAAGATCCGTATGCTGTATATATGCCATTTCTACAGAAAAATGTAACGGATAAATTTATTATAGAAATGAATAAATCTGGAATACAAGTAGGTAGCGAGGGTTGGAGAAAACAATTTAAAAATATATTAAAAGTAGAAAACATAGAATTAGATCCAAGAAAAGCGTTCTTTACTAGAGAATCACAAATAATTTCTGACACTGAATCAAGAAAGTTTTTAACTGATTTTGTTGAAAAATATGGGAAACCGCTAGATTCATTTGCTAGCGAGTCAGAAGCTAAGGCTGCTGGACTAAAAATATTAAGAGAAAAGGGTGGTTTTGGAAAACCAGTTGGATATGTTGGAGAATGGGACGCAAAACTTTTTAACGATCTTATTAGACCAGAATTTCAGACTATAAACATGTTAGCTAAAGCAACTGGCTTTGACGCTATGACAAGTTTATTTAAACGTTCAGTTACTGGTTTATTTTTACCTTTTCATGTTAGAAACTTTGTATCTGGAGCTGTTCAAAACTTTGAAACAATTGGTGTTGAAGCTTTGAACCCAAAAACAATAGCAAACGCACAGGGATTAGCTTTAAATATAGCAAAAGGAACACCATGGAGTGGAAAAATAGAATTAGCTGGAAAAACATTCAATAAAAAAGAATTGTTCAAAGCTTTCGATGAGAGATTTGCTGGTGATACTTTTTATCATACAGATTTTGGCGATGCTGCAGATGCAGGTAAGATGTTGGCATCACAAGAAAAAGCTTTCAGTAAGGAATCTTTAAAGAAAACATTAGGTTTTCAAAAGGGAAATATTGTACCACTAGTTGGAGAAGATAGCACTGCATTTAAACTTGCAAGGACGACTGGTCAATTTATAGAGCATCAGCAAAAAGCAACTGCTTATTTAGGAGCGTTAAATAAAGGAAAAACAATAGATGAAGCTCTTAAGCTAGCTGAAAGAGCGGGTTTTGATTATCGTTCTCTTACTGCATTTGAAAGTCAAATAATGCGAAGAATAATTCCATTCTATTCTTTTACGCGTAAAAATATAGAACTTCAATTGAAAACAATGGGCGAGAGTCCAGAAAGAATAAATCAGATTATTAAGTTCGTAGAAAATACTGGAGACAAGGCTACTCCAGAAGAAAGAAAAAATCTACCAGATTACATTTCTGATTCATTTGCTATTAAACTAAAAGATTCTCCAGAAGGACTTAAGCAATATATCTCAAACTTTGGTACACCTATCGAAGCTTTTGCAAACTTATTTAGTAAAAATAAGATATTTAATACTATTAGTATGATGAATCCAGCATTAAAACTTCCCATAGAGTTAGGGATAGGAAAGGATTCATTTAGGAAGCGTGACTTGAAAGATGTTTACGATGCACGTGAATATAAAAATGCTCCAGAGATATTGAAGAGTATTCTTAATATTAATGAAGTTGATAAGCCAATTCTTAAGAAGCAACAAGATGGTACATTAAAAGAGGTTGGTAAACGAACTAGTTATGTTGCTGATCCAGAAAGATTGCTTATTGCTCGTTCATTATTTACATCCAGAGGAGTTTCTTATCTTGATAAATTATTTGGTGGAGATCTAAAAGGTCTTTCTAAGATGTTATCATTAACAACTGGAACAAAACCTCAACAAATTGATATAGAAGCACAAGCAGCATTTAAGGATAAAGAAACACGTCAACTATTAGAGGATATGTTAATAAGACTTGGAGAAGTTAGAGAGTTTAGAAAAATTTATGAACCTAAAGAATAAACAATATGTCTAACGCAACATCAATCTCGGATATAGAACGAGCTGAACATCTAAATTATGCTGATGGAAAAGGTGTTAAAAGAATATCAGTCTTTAATGATGGAGTTCAAATTAATACTGCAACTGAAGAAACACAACTATTAGTTAACCCAGTTAATTCAGGAGCTAGAAAAAATATTGAGTTTGTACATTCTAAAAATCATGACGGGCTGTTATTTAGTTTTTGTGAAATTAATACAGCTATAGTCAATAACGCAGTAATTAATTACCTAATTGTTACTGGTTCTAAATCAGTGCATTTGGTATGGGAAACAGAAGGAGATATCGCAATGCAGATTGATTTTTTTAAATCAACAACAACTTCAGCAAATGGTACTCCATTAGCAATAATGAACAGAAATGACACCAGCGCTAATACTCCGCTAACCACTATTTTTAAAGCTCCAACTATTACTGCTGATGGTTCTTCTTTATGTATGAAAAGGTCTGGCTCAGCTTCTGCTACATCTAAAGCTGGTGGAGCTGATAGAGCTTCTAATGAATGGATTTTAGCGCCTAATGCAAAATATTTATTTAGAGTTACTTCTCTTTCTGGTGCAAGTGCTAGCTTAAATTTTAGCTTAGATTTTATATTTTATGAGGTTTAATTAATTAAAGTGCAAACTAATGGAACATGTTAAGGTTAATGAAAAAGAAATAGCTGATATAAAAAAAGAAGTTCATATTGTAAGAACTGAATTTAATGACCACAGAATAGCACAGCAACTTCAAGAAGAAGAACGTTTAGCTTATCGTGAAACAAGAAAGATACATGATCATGAAATGGCTGAAAAACTAGCTAAAATAAGTGTACAAATGGCTAGTTTAATAGATTTAAATACTGATGTTACCGATTTTAAGACTGCATGGAGAGTTGGTAAAAAACTTGGAATAGGTTTAGCTGTTTTTATAACAACTGTAAGTATAATATCTGGTGGTATTTGGGCTGTAAAAGAGTGGATAAGAAAGCCTTGACTTTTTGATATCAGTATGATATACTTAATATATGGTTAAGTACGTTAAAAACTTGATTATTCTATCCTGCATTTCTTGCTAGTCCGAAGACTCGATGGGTTCAGGTAAGCGCGCGAAGAGTGCAGGCGTGAATAATCAAAAAAGGAGGTGTGCTATGTCAAGACCCATGATTTGCGTTTGCAATAATAGGGCATGTATAAATAACAATACGCCTTGCTTTGCTGGTTACATTAACAATGGTGTAGCAGATAATTGGTCAAAAAACGCTAAATATAGTCCATGGTTTCCAGAATATGAACTTGTTAAGGTGATAGTTGTTTATTGCAAAGGAGGTAGGCAATGAATCTACATTTTTGGAAACAAGATGGCTATGATGTAGCTGGTTATTTGGGAGATAGTAAGTATCTTCATCCAATTCAAACGCTACGATGTGGACACTGTGGAGAGGTTATTAGATTGCCAGATTGTGGTAAGCTAACGTGCCAAGCATTACTTTCGCTAGGTTGCTCAACTAAACTTCCATTAAAAGAGAAGTGGAAATCACCTATTAAGAAGAAGGAATACGAAGACGTGCGAGATTATCCAGCTAAGAAAAGGAGGTCAACATGAGTGATTTATACGTAGTAGTGTGTGCTTGGTGTCCTCCAGTAAGAGTTATTGGGTGTAAGCTTGTAGGAAATGCAGATCAAAATTGGGCTTGTCAAGCGTGTGAAAGAAAAGAATGTGCTATTAAACAAAATAGTGGTCTATTCCAACACACGTCTGGTATCTGTGAGTATCATCTCAAAGAACAAAAAGACAGTTTAAAAAATGAGTCCGCATTACTCCGCCAATAGGCTGTGTGCCTACAAGTTAGGGCAAAAAATGCACAATGAGTGGGTGTATAACATCCGCAAAAGAGTTACGAGCTTCTCTAAAAAGCTCACCATTACATTTGCTTTTAGGTATTTGATGTGTTATAAGTAATATATAAGTATTAATAAACAACATATGAAATCACTTGTTTGTGAAATTGAACAAGAAAATGGCTATGTAATTCCAATCTCTGATTTACATTTAGGAGACAAAGCTTTTACTAAAAAGTCAGAATTACTTCTTAGGGCTAATTTAGAATGGGTTAAAAACCATCCAGAAGCTAGAATAGTTCTAGTTGGAGATATCTTTAATTGCGCAACAAGATTTAGCAAAACATCCCCATTTGAACAAACTGATGGAGAATTCAATCGTGCTGTTGAGATATTTAAACCACACAAGGATCAAATAATAGCAGCTATTCGTGGTAATCACGAGAATAGGCTTGAAGATTTTGCTAATTTTTCAATGATGGATGCTTTCTGTTTAGCAATAGGAATACCTTATTGTCAAATATCGTGTGCAATAAACTTTAAAGTAAACAAGAGACCAGATAACAAAAGATTTAGACAGCAGTATGTAGGATATTTTCATCATACTAGTGGTGGAGGGGGTTCTGTTGGTTCTAAGATAAACAGGATAGAAAATATGACTAATATGTTATCTAACGCAGATTTTTACGTTGGAGCGCATACTCATCAGCTTTCTGCTGTACCTATTCTTTCTAGAGAGTTTAATGTTAGAACAAACAAGGTAGAAGAAAGAAGACAGCTATTAGTTGGTTCTGGAAGTTATTTGGAATATGATGAATCATATGCTGAAGCAGCGATGCTAAGACCTGTCAAGTTGGGGTCTCCTAGAATTCGTTTAGACGGAACAAAAGATCATAAGGATATACACGTAAGTTTATAATAATAAAAAATATGGTAATACTATCGCAAAAAGATAAAAGATGGGCTGGAACATTTATTGGTAATACTAAATTAACTGTCTATAATTATGGATGTACAATAACAGCACTAAGTATGTTGTCATCTTGGTACGGAGTATATAGAAATCCTGCATGGATGGCTAAAAACTTAAAATTTACTGAAACTGGACTACTATATTGGAGTTCTATTGGACAGTCTGAATTGAATATGAATTTTGTGTATAGATACTATACACGTGATGACAAAAAAATTCAATCAATAATAGCGTCAAGGGATAACGCATGTCTATTGCAAGTAAATAACAAGAAACACTGGGTTCTAGCTATGAGTTATTCAAGACTAAAAGGATATACTATAGCAGATCCGATAGACGGTAAAATTAAGTTACTAAAAGATGCTTATCCAAACATAACAGGATTTGCAGAAATTACAAGAAAATGAAAGAAAAAATAATTGAGTTTATAAAAAGTAAAAGATTCGAGACATTCCTTTGGCAAACAGCTAATGGATTAATAGGGTTAGCGTTAGTATATATCGCAGATGAATCATTTTTATATGCTCCAATTGTGATATCACTTTTAAATGCGGTTACAAAGTACATAAATGTAACTTATTTAAAAGATTAATTTTTTAATATAAACTTATAGGTACATTACTAGAGATTATATTAGTGTTGGGGTTAATTGCTTTTCCTGTAAAAGTTGTTAGCTCCGAAATGACAATTCAAGAGGTTACACCTGTTGAAGTCAAACAAGAAACAGTAGAAGAAACAATAAGAAGAGTAGCAGCAGAAGAAAAGTTCTCAGAAGTAGAAACATTGGTTAAGATAGCAAGATGTGAAAGTAGAATGATTCCTACTGCTAAAAATCCACACAGTACAGCTACTGGTGTCTTCCAAATTCTAAAGCATGGTAATTTATCAACTAAAGATAGAGAAAATGTTGAATGGTCTACAAAATGGGCTATTGAAAATTTCAATCATGGTTTTCCTTGGACAGCATCTAAGCATTGCTGGAATAAATAAGACCTCTATATTTTTATAGTTTGGTAGGGAGGAATAACGACAAATAAGTCGCCTCCCTTATAGCAGACAAGTGTAACGGCTGCATTTGAGTCTCATAAACTCGAGGTACTGGGTTCGACTCCCAGGTCTGCAACAATCATAGCATGAGTACTGAGGGTACTCCCCATTTGGTGTTTATAGTGTAACAGTAGCACTGCTCCCTGTGAAGGAGTAAGTCTAGGGGCAGAACCTAGTAATCACCCACTAGATAACAGCTTGCAACGGTTATCAACTCATAGCGGATTGCACAGAAACTATGTTTTAACTCGTGCATAAGTCAGAATTAAACTTTATTTGCAAGATAAAGGCTGGCGAAGGTAGATTAAATGCAGAAAGCTTCTCCTGCGGATGTGATTTCAATGCGAAATTACTCGATGAGCATGGCGACCTCAATCTATCGCTTATAAACTATACCCAACACGCCTCTCAACGATGCGAAACCGTTGGGTTTTTTGTTATTCAAATTTAGACAACAAAAAACAGCCCTTTCGAGCTGTAATTTATTGTTCACAAAATGAACCTAATGATTCAATTTTTATCTTGTATTCTTCTATTTTTTTACGCAAATCGTCTTCTGAAAGTTGAACGGTTGATTCTGATAGTTTATCGAGTTTATTTATTACTCGCTGTCCATACCGTTTCTTCATGTAGGCATCATACTTGCGTGGATTTC